TGGATGACGATAACAATGCGTTATGGCCCGAGAAACATTCTTTTGAAGAACTCGAAGCAATACGCCAAGCCGATAGATATACTTTTAGCGGTCAGTATTTACAAATTCCTTCGCCTCCTGAGGGTGGAGAATGGCGCAAAGATTGGTTTAATATTATAAATAAAGCCGAACTGCCGAGCGATATATCTTTTGAAATGTACATTGATGGCGCTTATACTAAAGACACAAGAAACGATCCAACCGGAATACAAATCAGCGGTAAAAGTGGCGACAATCTTTACATATTTAAAAGCATAGATAAATATTTAGAAATGCCTGAACTAAAAAACTTTGTTACCTCTTTTGTGCAATCTTGTGGCGTTCCAATATCGCAAATATTAGTCGAGCCTAAAGCATCAGGAAAATCGCTTGTGCAGCTATTAAGGCGTGAAACTAGATACAACGTATCAGAAATAAAAACAAACTTTGTTAGGTACTCTAAAATCGAACGTGCGAGAGCATCCTCGCCATTTATTGAAGGCGGTAGAGTTTTTCTAGTCAATGATAATTGGAATGATGCGTTTTTACAACAAGTTAGCACGTTTCCAAACGCTAAACACGATGAACACATTGACGTAACTTCCTACGCTATTGAAAGGAATTTAATTAACAACTTTTTTGTAGTTTAAAAACAATTTTAAATTTTGTATTTTTACGAAAATTTTATATTACTTTAAAATATGGCCTCATTCTTTGACCGATTCAATTTTTCAAAAAAAAATCAAAACACAAATAAGGAATATAATAACGCAATTTATAATTGGTTAGGTAATTCTGTTTTATGGAATAGGGAAAACGATGAATCTTATATTACGCAAGGTTATCAGAAAAACGCAACAATATATTCTTTGATAAATTTGATCACAAAGGCGGCGACAACAATTCCGTTCCAAGTTTATGAAAAGACAAACGAAAACGATTATAAAAGATACAAGGCTTTAACTTCAGGAATGATGGATGCAGCGTCTATACAAAAGGCGTCATTATTGCAAAAAAACGCATTGGTTGAATTACAAGATACTGAGTTACATAAAATATTAGAGCGACCAAATCCGGCACAGTCTTACAACGCTTGGCTAACTGAATTGATTGCCTTTGGTAAATTAACCGGTAATAGATACATTTACGGAATTGGCCCTGATACGGGAGCAAATGTTGGTAAATTTACTGAGTTGTATGTTATGCCATCGCAAGTGATGGAGATTATATCTAATGGTATAATGGAGCCGGTGTCTAAATATAAATTAGAATACAACGGAACAAAATACATTGATGCGTCTGAAATATGCCATATTAAAGACTTCAATCCCTATTATGACGGTACTGGATCGCATTTGTACGGACAATCGCCGTTGAGAGCGGGTTTACGTTCACTAACAACAAACAATGAAGCGGTACAAACCGGAGTAAAATATTTACAAAACCAAACTGCAAGGGGTTTATTAACCTCTGAAATGGGCGATATTACCGTGGTACAAGCACAACAATTAAAAGATAAATTTAGACGTCAGCACCAAGGCTCGGACAATGCCGGAGATATTATTATAACTCCAAATAAAATGTCTTGGATTAATTTTGGTTTAAATGCGTCTGATATTTCTTTAATAGCGCAATACAACGCCTCAATAAAAGATTTATGTAATATTTACAATGTGCCAGTACAATTGCTTAATAATACAGATTCTTCTTCTTACAACAATATGAAAGAGGCTAAAAAAGCATTGTATCAAAACGCAGTTATTCCGGAACTAATAAAAATTAAAGACGAATTAAACAGATGGTTGGCGCCTAAATATGGGGAAAAACTTTGTATTGAATTTGATTTTTCTGTAATTCCCGAGCTACAAGAGGAAACTGACAAGGTTGTTGAACAATTATCTAAAGCGTGGTGGATTACTCCAAACGAAAAGCGTTCTGCAATGAACTACGGAAAAGATGAAGAAAATACGACGCTAGACGATTATTTTATTCCGGCTAATTTAATTCCAACAAATCCAAGCGATATTGATTTGCCTATTGAGCCAATAGATGTTGACGTAAACAAGTTTTTAAATAAGCAAACCCTACCTAAAAAAGAAATTAAAGGAATTAAAGTCGCAACCTATGCCAATAAAAAAGGATAAATGGCAAAAGGCTTTTGAAAAGGAATTAAACAAAGCCGAAAAAAAACAACTATCTAAAGTAAAGCGATACTATAAAGAGCAATATTTTAGAGGTGTAAATTCTTTTTTATCTTCAAATCAAACAACGTTTCAATTGTTGTTTAATACTAGCGATATAATAAAAATATACAGAGATTTATACGGGGACATTGGTTTGCAATTTGCCAAATGGTATGCAAGAAATTTTGACAAGTATATTAAAAAGGGCGTAAACCCAAATCAATTTATTGATCAGTGGGCCAATACATTTGCAGCTTTAGGGTCTGCCGTAGGTGCTGAAAGGGTTACTTTAGTAAGTGGAACTGCAAAAAAAACGCTTGTAAAAGTTACTCAAAATTTACTAACTGATATTGATTTTCAAAATTCAGGTATTGACGAAAAAACTAGAATATTAAGAAGCCAATTTAATAAATATTCTACATTTCAAGCGCAAAGACTTGTTAGAACAGAGGCCACAAACGCTGCTAACTTTGCAACAATTAAATCCGCTGAAACAATATTTCCCGCTGAAGATTTACAAAAAGAATGGATTGCTTCTTTTGATGACAGAACAAGGTCTACTCACGCCGAAGCCGGTGCAAGTGAGCCAATACCTCAAAATGAGCCGTTTATGGTTGGAGGTGCTTTAATGATGTACCCAGGTGACCCAAGCGGCCCGGCTAGTGAGGTAATTAACTGCCGTTGTTCAATAGCGGTATTTCCTAAAGAAACTGCACAAGCAACCGGAGAAATTTCAAACATTGGTTTTGGTGTTTCATTTGGTGCAAATCAAAAAATTTAAAAATCGTATATTTACAAAAATTTTCTATATGAATACAATTCTTTATAAAGCGGCTCCGGTTGGAGAGTTAATCGATGCGGATGAAAAGGCCGGAATCATAAAAGGCTACGGGTCATTCTTTGGAAACAAAGATTCTGATTCTGATATAATTATGAAAGGCGCTTACAAAAAGACAATCGCCGAGAATGGCTCGAGAGTTAAATATTTATATCAACACGATATGAATCAACCAATCGGGAAAATGACTGAATTATATGAAGATGACAAAGGTTTAGTTTTTGTTGCAGAGATTGCTAAAACGCAACTAGGAAAAGATGTTGTTGAATTAATGAAAAGCGGAGTAATAACCGAAAATAGTGTAGGTATATTACCAATACAAAAGCAAGACAAAGGAGATTATAGAGAAATCAACGAGGTTAAACTATATGAAATTAGCGCCGTTACATTGGCAGCTAATGACCAAGCTAAAATATTAGACGTAAAAGGAAATGTAGATTTAGAAAAAGTCTCTAAACGATACGATAGCCTTTCTAAACTATTGCGCAAAGGCGACATTTCAGACGAGATGGGTTACGCTATTGAAGCAGAAGTATTAAAATTAAAATCATTATTTATTGAGTTCACGAAGCCGACAGAGATTATCACTTCGCCGAATGTTGAGGTAAAAAGCAATGATTCCGAAGTGTATAATTATTTATTAAATTCATTAAATTCATAAAAAAATGAACGAAGAACTAAAAGATCAATTAGACGGCATAAGCAAGTCTATTGACGCAAAGATTGAAAAATCTAATTCAGACGTTGTAAACAACGTTGTTGAAAAAGCTAACGAGATTGTAAAATCAGAAGTTAGCGGAATGGCTACTAAATTAAACGAGCGTTTAGACGCTATGGAAGTAGCAAACAAAAAACAATTTAATAGCCAAAAGAAAGTAACTTTTAAAAGTGCTTTAAAAGAGGCGTTGGATAATGGAGCGGTTGAGGGCCTTGCAAAAGGTAATGCAAGAAGCGCATCATTTGAATTGAAAGCGGATATGACTACCGGAGCCGATTTTACTGGGGAGGTAATTCCGGCGGACAGAGTACCAGGTTATAAATTTGACCCAACAAGACCAGTTCACGTAAGACAATTACTAGCTACTGGATCAACTCAATCTGATGTTGTACGATATGTAAAAGAATCAGGATATTCTAATGGCGCTGCTGCAACTGCTGAGGGTGTTACTTTAGGACAATCTGATTTTGATATGACTGCGGCTGATGCTAACGTAAGAAAAATCGGAACTTACTTCCGTATTTCTGAAGAAATGTTAGCTGATACGCCACAATTAACGTCTTACCTTTCTGCAAGAGCGCCTGAGAAACTTTTAGAGGTTGAAGATGCTCAAATATTAACCGGAGATGGAACTGGCGCTAATTTAAGCGGAATCATTACTGACGCAGCTGACTTTGACGTTTCTTCAAGTGGTGCTTTTTATCAGTCTGTTGAATCTGCAAATGAGTTTGACGTTATTGTTGCAGCATTAAACCAATTAGCTTTGTTAAACTACAACGCTGATTGTATTATGTTAAATCCTACTGACTTTAACAAGATTTTATTGTTGAAAGATTCAACTAACAAATACTTAAAAGACCAAGTTTATAACGGATTACAACCTTCTTTTTCAGGAGTAAAAGTAATTCAGAACACTGCTATCGCTGCCGGAACTTTCTTAATTGGAAACTTTGGTGTTGGAACTCAGTTATGGGTTAGACAAGGCGTAAATGTTGAGTTCTTTAGAGAAGATGGTACTAACGTAAGAGATGGATTTGTAACTGTTAGAGTAAGCGAAAGGGTTGCTTTAACAAACTACTTACCAAATGCGTTTGTAAATGGAACTTTCTCAACTGCAATCGCTGCATTAGAAACTCCATAATAACTAAAATAATTTATTTTAAAGGGCCTGAATTAATTTTCAGGTCTTTTTTTTGCGTTAAAAACTAAAAATATTTTTTTTAATTAAAGATTTTTTTTTATATTAGCGGTAAATTTAAAAACAAACAAAATGAAAAAACTTCAAACATTAGTATTGATTTTAGCGCCAGGCTATTTCATTGTAAGATTATTAATAGGCTTAATTTTTAACGTATAATTATGGACGTATTTGATCACCAATTAAACGAACATTTAGAATCGTCAGAGGAAAATAGCGAATGTATGGAGTGCGGAGTTGATGTACAACTTGGCAAACAATACTGTTGTTTTAATTGTTTTAACGCATCTAATAGGTAACTGTAAAGAATATGAGTAGTGGGGAATGTTACACGCAATCCGTGAAAGCTGACGAGCAAGTAGCGCTCTTGGGAGGTAGCCAAGTTCATTTGCAGCCCGCCCCATTACTTATATTTATTACTGCCAACTGAATTGTATATGATTTAGTGCGTATAAATTAACGACAAACTACTTTGATTATCATAATCATTGAAATATTAACGACAAAAAATAAATAATAAATGAACAAAGCATTAATTATATACTTTGTTATTAAATGTAAAAAATGGAAAAAATGAGAATAGCTTTGATAATTTTAAACATTGTATTAGTAGGATTATACTCTTATTTACTATTAAATGAAACTAAAAAAACTGATAAAATACTGCACTTAGCTTGTGTTATACTATGGACTTTAAGTGTTGCGTTTAACATTTTTTATTTTTTATAACGCTTAGGCTAAAATTAGTTGCGATTAATTAAACACAAAACTTAATAGATAATGAAAACATTGACACAAGACCAAATAGATGCAGTAATTGACTGGATGAATAACTGGGAACAATTAGAAGGAACTGCAATACCACTAAGATTCAAAGAAGATTGGACTAAGCAATTAAATTTAGCCATTGTTAGCAACAGTTGTGTGTTAACAGACCGAAAAGGCGAGGTTATTAGAAAAGGAAGTATCATAGACATAAACCAAACGGTTAATGGACAAAGATTATTTGTTGTTACAGAATTAGAGCCTTTGGAAGTTTCGTATGCGTATGACCTTAATAAAAGGTATGAATATGACAAAAATGAATTAGTAGATAAAGATGTTAGTTTAAAGACTATTGATGTAAAAGGTAACGTATATGACTACATAAACAATTGTAGCTAACGTTGAGTATATGAGCCTGTACTTGTATGGCTTATATACATTGTTGTAAGTAGTGCGTGAATTAAGAACTAAATTAAATAAATATGACAAAAGCATTAAGTATAGTAGGTAGTAGCCGAAACAATGGCGAAAGAGAAAAAGACGATTTTTACCCAACTCCAAAATATGCGGTAGAAGAACTGTTAAAGCGAGAGGTTTTTAATGGAAACATTTGGGAATGTGCTTGTGGTGAAGGTGATATAAGTGAAGTCTTTTTAAAAAAAGGGTTTGATGTGAAAAGCACAGACTTAATAGATAGAGATTTTGGCGAAGTTGGAAACTTTTTTGAAACTGATTTTGTAGCTGATAACATTGTTACAAACCCACCTTACAAACACGCTTTAGAATTTGTAAATGAAGCAAAGAAAAAAAGTAATAGCAAAATAGCAATGTTCTTAAAAACCGTTTTTTTAGAAAGCGAGAAAAGAAGAACAATGTTTGAAGATAAAGAGTTTCCATTAAAAACCGTTTACCAATTTAGTAAACGAGTAACTTTGTATAAGAATGGGGTAAAAATGAAGAATAGTGGAATGATTGCTTATGCGTGGTATGTTTGGGAAAAAGGCTACTGTGGAAAACCTACAATAGAATGGATTTAAGTATCATTACTTACAACTTGAAAGTGTATGATTAGTAGCGATTAAATAAATAAAAAACTTAGAAATAATGACAGAATTTAATAAATATTTAAAAGAAGCAAGAGAAGAATTTTGCAAAGAAGTAAGTAAATATAATGTATCTGATAATTTGCAATTAAGAACTGCTTGTGATAGCTTCTTGATTGCCTTTGACCAAGCAACAGAAAAAGCTATTAATTATACACATTGTTGTAAAAGCGATAGCGAGCAGTTTTTTTGTTGTAAAAACCAAATAAAGCAAAGATGTGGTGAACAATGTTTAGGATGCTATGTATATGCAAATGATAAAGTATAACAAAAATATTGTTTACAACGGTTTAGGTATGGTTAGTGCCTACTTAGAATTACAAAACTTTAAAATACAAACACAGATGAAGAAAGAACAGAACTTAGAAAATATCACAGAACAGGCATTAAATATACCTGTTGTTATGT